ATATTCTTTTGAGAACCCCAATCTTCTGGATATTGTTTTATTTGTTCTAATATTTTAGATACATCAATTCCAGTTTTTATAACTCGAATATTTTTCATTTATAATGAAGATAAGTATGAAGCAAATATTTGGGGTTGCTTACAGGTGGTTCTGCTTTATGTGGAAACGTCCAAAAAGGAGGAAACATCACAAGTGTTCCCTGCTTTGGAGTGACTGAAAAATCTTTAAATCTTGTCTCTCCTCCTGTTTCCACATCATTCAAATACCAAAAGAAAGAAAGAAATCTTCTTGCCGTTGCGTGATTAACTACATCAACATGTGTATCAAACTTATCTATACCATCGTTATTATATTTTTTAATTCTAAACTGCTCGAATGCGTGAGTTTCAGGGAAGACACGAGCATCAGCAAATTCATAATACTTATTCTTATATTCAAACGTTTTATGAATTAGATAGTTATGAACGTTTTCTACTTCTTCATTTAACTTACAATTTTCTGTAAGATTAAATTGAGTGAATTTTTGCTTTCCATCATTATCAATTTCTTCATACCTGTCTGGAACTTGTTCAAACAAACTAATAAGAAACTCACAAACATTAGGTTCTATTGCGTTTTCATAAATGTGAATAAAATCATTTAATTCATCCATAAGAAAATTCCTTTTTTGCTGCCTCATCAATTGCTTGCATTACTTCTGGTGTGAAGAATTTTTCTGGATTTTCGTTAATAGTTTTTCCATATTGACTAGTACCGTCTCCCACATCATAACGAGTTCCCACCTTTTTGAAGATTTCGTATTTTTCAGCAAGATCCAAAAGACCATAATACTTATCAAGACCACGTTCGTCATAATACAAACGTACCTCCACTTCTTGGTTTTCTTTACTCAAACGAGACTTTTGTGTCTTGCATTTGATGATATTGCCAACAACCTCTGTTCCATCCTTTTCTTTCTTTTTAGAAAGATAGATGATAGAAGATGCTGCATATTTAAGACCAGAACCACCACTCATTTCTTTCATTGGAACATAAGAACCAACAACATCATAAGTATGATTCGTTACAATCATAGGAATGTTTGCCTGCCCCAGTTTAAGAGTAAGCATACGGAATGCACCCTTCACCAGTTGGGATTTAGTCATATCTCTCACCTGCTTATCATTCAAACTATCTTCAATTTCTTTTGAAGTAGAAAGCATACCAAGACTATCAAGAACAAACATACAAGGTTTGCGTTCTTCTGGTTTTTTCTTCTGATACAAATCTACTGCTTTAAGTGCTTTACTTCTAAACTCTTCAATAGTTACAACATTAATAACTACTATTCTAGAAATATCAAGTCCTCTACTTTCAAGCATAGATTTAGTTACTGCTGCCTCTGTATCAAAGTACAAACAATAACCATCAGGGTTATTGATAAGGAAGTTTTTAACAACAGCAAGGCTAAAAAATGTTTTTCCTGTAGAGGACTCTCCTGCAATTGCAGTGATTTTGTTACCAGATACACCACCAAAAATGGAACCAGAAACAAGAGCGTTAAATATGTACGAACCTGTATCCACGTAAGTTTCAGTTTCGTCAATGTCTGATGCAAGGGATGCATATTCTCCACCGATTTCTTTTACAATGTCGTGCAAAAAGTCCATAAGTCAATCAAAAATATAATGTGAATTTTGAGATTTAAAAATCTCCACCTGTTCTTCGGTTTTAAAGAACTTAAAGAGTGTTGTGTTTGGATACTCTTTAAGTTGATATTTTACTTTAATCATTAAATTACCATCCCGTGTTGTTCACGAAGTATTTTTTTATAAGGCAAACCTTGTTCTTTGTCACTAATAGGTAAATCCATTAAGAGAAAAATGATTCAAGGTTTACTGTTTTTTCTACTCTCCAGTTAATTGCATCCAAAATGACTTTCATTGGTTCCAAAAATGCTTTACTGAATTGTAAGTCATAATCAATATATTTGTCTAGTCCAAATTCTTTTGGGAATTCTTGAATATAAGAAATAACATTCTCACGAATTGGATTTGGAAGTTTTAAATAACAAAATTTAATCTTCTCACCATTTTGAATTTTTGCATACTTCTTATCTAACTTCTTTTCTTTAATTAGATGATTATAAAGAAGTGCCCCTCTTGCATGAATTGGAGTTCCTTTACTATAAAGAGTTGATGAAGATTTATGTTTATCAACGTCATTAATTGAACGTGGAAATGAAATTTCTTCTGGGGGAAGTTGATTAAATGCTTTACGAAAATTATCTATAAAAGAAATCATTTCGTCTTCCGTTTTAGTCATCACAATTTTAAGAGCATCTTTAATCTTTTGACGACAAGGTGCAGGAGTAGAAGATTTGACTGCTTCTAATCCCATAATTTTTAATTTAGGTTCATCATAACGAACACCTTCACTATCCCAAACATTCAAGATATAACGTTTTTTAGCAGTCCAAATTCCACGGTCAGCAATATTCTCCCGTTTCATTTGCATCTTTTGGTCGTATGCATTTACATAGTCCGCCAATTCTTGGTAAGAACTCTCAATATATTTTTCAAATTCCATCGTACAGACCTTATCAAGGAACCCAACAATTTCTTCAGTAGTTTTTTCTCTTCCCTTGTATACAGTCTCGACAAAAGGACCCATATTAAGATAGATAGAATCAGTATCCGAAGCAATAACATAGTCAACATCATTTGTTTTAAGAATTTTGTTTAAATAGGAATTCATTTTGCATTCAATCCAACGAATGGAAACTTGTCCTGACATTGTGATTGCTTCAGCATTTGCTAGTTTATAATACCTGAAATACTGATTTCCAATAGCACCATAAGCACTATTAAGAGAAATCTTTTTTGCCATTTGGATGTTATTGCATCTTGCAATTTCCTTTTCCAATTCTTTTGTTTTGGTCTTTTCATATTGCTGTTTTGCAACCAACATCTTTTTCTTAAAGATTACACGGTCGTTATACATTTTCTCCATCAGTTCTGGAAGAAACCCACGAACGTCTTTACGATACATCGCACCATTCGGGCATATCGCATAATCTTTATAATCATCAAATTCAACTTTTCGAGTTAAAATCCTTTCAACAGTTGCGATGGGATGTCTTTCTTCCAAGAGTGTTTCTGGAGAAATATTGTATTGCATAATGAGGTGAGGATAAAGAGAATTAAGGTCAAAAGATACAACCCAATCATACTTCCCAGGAATCGGTTCTTTAACATATGCCCCCGCAAATTTATCACTCTTTTCTGAACGGTCTTTAGGTGGAATAACAATATTCCTCTTCTTCAAATAGTTATAAATGATTGCGTCCCAAGTTCTTACTTGAAAAAACACATCATTAAAATTAACTTTAGCATCATAAGCCATCGTAAAACATAGTTCGATAAGTTTCATCTTATCTTCCAATTGGTCTACAAGTTCTACGTCTCGAATGTTATAGTCAATAAACTTTTGCCAATCTTTTGTATAAAAATCTTTAAAAGTCTCAAATTCAGAGTGGTCCAATTTCTTTTGACCTAGTTCCACATTTGCAATGTGGTCTAGACGATAAGATTCCTGTGCCTTATAAGTAAACTTCTTATAAAGGTCAAGATAATCAATAATCGAAATCCCAGAAACCTCATAAGAGATTTGTTCTCTTCCTTTGATTACAAGTTCACGTCTACGAATATTTCCCCAAGGAGAAAGACGACGTGCTTCTTTTTCACCGAGAATTCTATCAATTCTTCCAGCAATATATGGAATATCATACAACTCACAGTTCCAACCTGTAATCACATCAGGTGTTTCCCTTTCCCAAAATGCAAGAAAGTGCTGAATCAAATCAATTTCATCCCTACATTCAACATACAAAACGTCCTTACGAGTATTCACATAAGGACGAGAAGCAAAACAAATAATATGTTTTGTTGCGTAATTTTGTAGTGTAATTGCTAAAAGTTCTTCAGCACAATCAAATACATTTGGAAATCCATTTTCAGAAGCAACCTCAATATCGATTGTTACAAGACGAATTTTTTTAATATCAAACTTGATTTCATCTTCTGGATAAGTTTCAGAAATATATTGTGCTTTGTAATTATCATTACCATAAACAGTAAATCCTTCTACATTCTCATATTTTTTTAAAAACTCCTTACAATCAGAAATCTTTCCAGGTTGAATTGGTTCCACACTCAACCCATCAAGAGTTTTATATTTACTTTGTTTTTTAGAAGTTACATAAAGAGTTGGTTGAAACTCTTCCTCCGATTGAAAATACCTACAGTCTTCATATCCACGAACCAACATTTTATTAAATTTTTCATAGACGTTGGTATAAAATCTCATTTTACAAGTTTAGTGTATTCATCAAGTAATTTTCCATTTGGTTCAACAAGAGTTAAAATCTTGTCCGAACTCATCATAATCTCTTCATCATTTGTAATTTCCTTCAACCAAGGTGAAAGACTTCCATCATCAGAAATCAAATATGGTTTTATTAGTTTACAATTTGGTTCTCCAAAATCAACCAATACTTCTTCAATTTCAGTTATTAAATTCAACTGATTCATTAAGACTAGAACCTGAATCGTTGTCTGTAATTCTTCCTCTTCCATTCATTCTCTCCTCATAAGATTGTTTTAATTTTGCTGCTGGTTCTACAATTGTAATTACCCAATCTGGATTAATCGCAATATCAGTATCATCGGATAAAGGAACCCAAGGATATACTGAAATATTATATGCTCTTGTTTCTGGTTGCTCTGAATCTTCCATCAATACTTGTGGTTGAGTCAGTTTAACAACATAAGGGTCAGAAAAAATATAAGAAACAATTCTATTTGTTTCTTCTGAAATTGCTTCTCTAATATCTGCGATTACATCTTCACCAGATTTTAATAATGCGAGTTTTACAGTCATTTTATTCACATACCTGTTGTAATTTTATCAAAAAAATGGGGGAGTGTCAACTGGATTTTGCCAGTTGCTCCCCTGCGACGACGATATTCAATTGTATTTATAAACCACCACTATCACCACTTGCTCCACCAGAACCAGTATCAGTTCCTTTAGAACACACTCTTTTCTTTATTCTTTTATAAAAGACTGTATTCCCATAACATTTTTCTTTTGGGTGATATGATTGAGTTCCAAAATCACCCTTCACCTCCTGAATAGTCTGCATGAACTCCTGAAACGATTTCATATACTTTCTTCTTCTGATGTTCTGGAATAACTCTATTTAGTTTAATGGTAAGCAATCCATCAACATAAGAAACATCACCAACCACAACATCATCAGATA